TGTGGTTATGTGACTATGAAGAAGTATTACATAAAATCACATGGCTAGAAGTGGGATTATGGACTCGGGGGAACCCAAAGGTCTAAATAGATATAGAAAAGGAAGGTTTTTATGAAAAGAACAATTGGTGAAGTTTTTGACGACGTAGAAAAGGCAACTACAAAAAAGGAGAAAGCCCAAGTATTGCGAGATAATACATCTCCATCACTGATATCTTTCCTAGAATTGTGTAGGAGTGATGTGAAATGGGCATATGAATCCAGAGAGTTGCCAGCCATCAAGGGGGATTTTCCACCACCGGGATATGCCGAAGATGTACTTGCGAATCAACTTCGTCGTATGTACCTGTTCCAAGAGGGAGCAAAAATCACGGACAAACGACAGGACGAGATTTTCATCCAGATGGTTGAAGCACTCTCAGAGACAGAAGCAAATATTCTGATGGCGTTGGTGCAGGGAAAGCGTCTCCCAATCAAGATGTTCACAGAGAAATTTGTAGAAGATTTGTTCGAGGGAAAGATTTAAGAATGCGAAAAGACCGAGAAGATTACAGGGATCGCGGTATTGAACGACAGCGTAAGCAGAGTAAGCGGAATCAGTCTAAGAAAAGTCTCCGTGACATCAAAGATATGATTAATGAATCCAACAACCAGATTCCAGAAGAGTTTAATGATTATTTGGAAGACGAGGATTACCAATGAAACAGATTGTAGGTAGATGTTCTAACTGTCAAGGGAATGTGTGTATCCCCACTGTCTGGAGTGGTATTGAACCACCAACTCCGACTTGTACTGATTGTGGTGCGATTGAAGATACCCGTAATACACTCCCAGAGATTAAGACTATCCCAATCAACGAAACGAACCAACGATTCATTCAGGATTAATCATGGATCACTCTCAGATGCTTTCTAGGCTCAATAACCTCAACGACGAGTTGTACCGGGTTCGGACCAATCAACAGGCAGCAGCACACGCCCTAGACTGTCTGAGACAAGATCTTGGACTGGATCTGATCCAACAGGAACATCCTATGGACACATACAAGAGAATTAAAGCACTTTTCGATCTTTGAGGGTATCAAATCCATACTTACAAATGAAATAAGCATCCACGATATCTGATACTGGATTCCCGATGCTTTTTTTATTTGGTGTAAGTATCTGTTGAAGATCTATGGCACCGGGTTCGTTGGCTTGAAATGAAGCGAACATTTTTTCCTTATCACAGTTACCCTTACCAGTAGCAAATTTCTTCACAGTAGTTGGGGCAACCGATTCTGATTCAAGTCCCTCTAGATGCAGTCCAATTTTTAGAATGGCGGTATTCTCCGCAATGTTAAACACTTGACCCTTAGATCCGAATGAGTATCCTTCAAGAAATACATGAGTGACTTTGTGCTTCTTAAGTATTCCCATACTCCACTTGGAGAGTTTCATATATCGATCCATATCTCCCTTGTAGTTTGGATAGTCAGAACCGAAAAGATTTTTTTCGAATGTACCCACTAGTTTCACTTGTCGTGATAAATAGTAGAGAGAGCAGTTAGAGAATGTAAACGAATCGCTGCCATCATGAACACAGATGGCCGGTGAAGTCATAGAATAGTCAATACCTGCAATAATAATTTTACTCATATAAGTATTTATGAAAGTATAAAATGATCAATGTTTCACTAGAGAAAGACTTCGTACAACGGGTCGGATCTGAGATTGATGGATTCAGTTGGAAAGACGATAAGGTGGCGACTTGTCGTTGTCCGTATTGTGGAGATTCAAAGAAGAAAAAGAATAAGAAGCGTGGATACTTCTATGTCAGTGTTCCCAAGGCTGGAAGCACACCGGGATACATGTACAAGTGTCATAACTGTGGTATTTCTGTCTCCCTCTATGATTTCCTAGAGTATAAAAATCCCCGGCTTCATAATGAAATGAAGATTGAGTTTATCAAGATGAAGAAGTCTGAAGAATTTAGAATGCCGGTGCGGAAGCCAAAGGTCGAGGTTACAAAGCCACGGACGCTACCATACCGTCCAGATCTTATGCAGGAATATCCAACGATCTTCGACTTGGATAAGAATCATCGAGCCAGAGTATATATGGAGGATATCAGAAAGGTGCCTAAGTCATCTCTGATGCGTATATACTATGTCGAAGACTTCCCACATCTAGCGAATCAGATCGACCCATCCAAGGAACTCAATGGGACAAATCCAAGAATTGTGTTCCCTCTATACACCAGAGAGAAGTCTTTATTTGGTGTGTCGGCAAGATGTATCGGGTCAGATTCTGATCTTCGGTATATCATCATCAAGAGACCAGATAGCAAGCACATTAAGTCATACGGACTGGAGCGATTTGATCCAGACAAGAGTGGATACTGTGTAGAGGGTGCCTTGGATTCAGAATTTCTTCCTAACTGCATCGCTCTATCTGGTGCTGGGAAGTTGAAGAAAAATTCTCTTCCATTCAACCCAGATAATATGACAATGGTGTTTGATAATGAACCCCGCAACAAGGACATTGTTAAATACATGAAGGGGTGTTTGAATAACGGTCTTCGGGTTTGTATTTGGGGACGAGAATATCCTTATAATGATGTGAATGACGGAATTCAGAATGGATGGACAGCCACCCAAATTACTGAACATATAGAAAAAAATTCTTACAAAGGTTTGCAAGGATTGGCTAAAATGGCCACTTGGTGAATACATAATGAACTATATAACTGTACCAACATCAAGGTACGAAAGGATCATGATTGATGAATAATGAAGAACAGCAGTATTTGGATCTGCTTAGAGAATGTATTGAGAATGGAACCGAGCGTTCATCTGATGTAGAAAGAACTGGAACAGGAACCGTGGGAACAATCGGATCGATGATGAAATTTGATCTTTCTGGAAACAAGATTCCTCTTCTCACAACCAAAAAAGTATATTGGAAAGGTGTTGTAGAGGAACTTCTGTGGTTCATCGACGGAGAGACCGATTCATATGTACTTGAAGACTCCGGGGTAAATATCTGGCAGGGTAATACTTCCAGAGAATTTCTTGATAGTAAGCACCTGAACCACGTTCCTACCGGTGATATTGGAACCGGGTATGGTTTCCAGTGGAGAAATTGGGGTGGTGATTATGAACTGTGGATTAGTGAGGGTCGCAGAAGTGGATATGATCAACTGGCTGAGTTAGTTGAAGGTCTTCGTGAAAGTCCCAACTCCCGCCGTCATGTTCTTTCTTCGTGGAATGTTTCCCAACTCGATGAGATGGCTCTACCCCCGTGCCATATGGTAAGTACATTTAGCGTTCTGGGTGGAAAACTACATTGCACCATGACTCAAAGAAGTGTAGACACATTCCTCGGCCTCCCATTCAATATTGCGTCCTACTCTCTTCTTACCCACTTGATCGCTAATGATCTCGGTATTGAAGCCGGTTCGTTTACTTGGTTTGGTGCAGATGTGCATGTGTACCAAAGCCACACTGAACAAGTTCGGGAACAAATCTCAAGGGAACCATACCCATTCCCAACCATAAAAATTCGTCCCAATGTTTCAGTATTTGATGTCACACCAGAAGATATCACACTAGATAGTTACCAGTCACATCCTGCTATCAAAGCAGAGATGGCAGTCTAAAATTAATTAAAAAGGATTCATTCAATGTTGGATAGTTTGTATCAGCAGTTTATTCATATTTCCCGTTATTCCCGTTGGCTACATGAGGAAGGTAGAAGAGAGACTTGGGAAGAAACCGTAGCTCGTTATTTTGACTTCTTCCAAGAACATCTTCAGGAAGATCATGGTTTTGATCTTGCAAAGAGTGGTCTTCGTACAGAACTAGAAGAAGCCGTTCTTAACCTCGAAGTAATGCCTTCCATGCGTTGTTTGATGACCGCTGGTGAAGCACTCAAGAGAGATCATATCGGTGCATACAACTGTGCATATGTTGCTATTGATCGTCCTGCATGTTTCGATGAAATCCTTTATGTTCTCATGAATGGGCCTGGTGTTGGTTTCAGTGTTGAGCGTCAGGATGTAAACAAAATGCGAAGAGGTGCTGAAGAATTCGACG